TGTTGTGATGGCTCTTTATGGGCACAAGGCATAGGAGTTATATCAAGAACAATTTGAAAATGCAAAAAAATAAATTAACCACGTTATATATATAATTATGAAATCAACCGAAATGATCAATCAAATCAAGACGCTTCTAAACATTGAAGTAAAACTTGAAGAACAAAAACTTGAGAATGGTACTCGTGTAGAAGCAGAATCATTTGAAAAAGGTAAAGAGATTTTCATTCTTACAGATGACGAAAAAGTTGCTATGCCAGTAGGTGAATACTTACTTGAAGATGGTAGACTAATTGTTGTTAAAGAAGAAGGAATGATCGATGACGTTAGAGAAGTATCTGACGAAGTTCCACAAAAAGAAGAAGAATCTAAAGACGATCCTAAAGACGAAACTGAAGATTTAAAGTACAAAGACGAAGAAATGAGAGATGACGGAGAAGAAGCTGCAGTCGATGACTGGCAAGGAATGGAAAAAAGAATTAAAAATCTTGAAGATGCTATTGCTGACTTAAAAGCAAAAGTAGGCGAAGAAAACGTTGAAGCATCTGAAGATGTAAAAGAAGAACTTAACGAAGAAGTAAAAGAAGAAGTTAAGGAAGAATTAAATGAGCAACTAAAGGAAGAATTATCTAAACCTGCTGCTGCTCCAATCAAACACAATCCTGAATCAGGAAACGCAAAAAAAGAACATTTTAGAATTGCACCAAAAAGACGCCCTTCTACAATGGACTATATATTAAATCAATTAAATAAATAAAATAATACAATTATGCCACAACCAACTATTACTACTACTTATGCTGGAGAATTTGCAGGTAAGTACATTGCTGCTGCTCTATTGAGTGGTAACACATTAAGTCAGGGTGCTATCGAAATTAAGCCAAACATCAAGTTTAAGGAAGTTATGAAAAAAGTAGTTACTTCTGGTTTAATTACTGATGACTCTTGTGATTTCACTTCTGCTGGAACTGTAACACTTACAGAAAGAATTATCCAGCCAGAACAATTTCAAGTTAATCTTGAATTATGTAAAACACCTTTCGAATCAGACTGGGGAGCTGTATCAATGGGATATTCTGCTTTTGATAATCTTCCACCTGATTTTTCAAGTTTCTTAATTGCTCACGTTGCAGAACAAGTATCTGCTTCTACAGAAAACAATATCTGGCAAGGGAATCTTGGAGGTGCACAAGCTGGAGAATTTGATGGATTCGCTACATTAGCTGCTGCTGATGGTGATGTTATTGACGTTGCTGCAGTCGGTGGAGGTGTAAATTCTGGTAACGTTATTGCTGAATTAGGTAAAATCGTTGACGCAATTCCATCTACATTATATGGTAAGGATGACTTACACATTTACGTTTCACAAAACATCGCTAAAGCATATGTAAGAGCATTAGGAGGATATGCTGCTATAACTAACGTTGCAGGAACTGAAAATGTAGGTTCTGTAGGTGCAAATGGTATCGACAATAGAGGAACATTATGGTATGCTGGAGGAGAAAATCTTTCTATAGACGGTGTAAAAATCTTTGTTGCTAATGGACTGCCAAACAACTATGCTATGGCTGCTCAAAAATCTAACCTTTACTTTGGAACAGGACTAATGTCTGACTACAACCTTGTTAAGCTAATTGATATGGCTGACATCGATGGTTCTAAAAACGTTAGAGTAATAATGAGATTTACTGCTGGAGTACAATATGGAATTGGATCAGAAATTGTTCTTTATTCTTAATAAATTAAATTAACCAAAAATAAGGGTAGGTGGGTATGAACCTACTTACCCTTTTTTAATAAAAAAAAATATAAACTATGGCTTGTACATTATCAACAGGTAGAAAGTTACCTTGTAAAAGTGCCTTCGGTGGCATAAAAACAGTATGGTTTGGTGATTTTGGAGGTATTACAGGAGTTACAGTAGATTCTACTACTAAACAAGTAACAACTATTTCAGGAACACAACCAGACTGGTATCAATATGATGTAAAAGGAAATTCTTCACTTGAAACAACTGTAACAAGTTCAAGAGAAAATGGAACTACTTTTTACACACAAACTTTAAATTTAACACTAACATATCTTGATGCTAAAACACAAGCAGAATTACAAGAGATTGCTAAAGCAAGACCATATGTTGTTGTTGAAGATTATTATGGAAACCAATTCTTATGTGGACTTGAGAATGGAATGGAGCTTGTTTCAGGAACTGTAGTTTCTGGTGCTGCTGCTGGAGATTTATCAGGATTCACTATTGTAATGGAAGGTCAAGAAGAATTAGCTCCTTACTTTTTAGATTCAGGATTAATTACTGCTGACGCTGCTCAAATAGTACCAAACTAATATTTATTGATATTTAAAATTAAGCATCCTTCGGGGTGCTTTTTTTTTGCATTAACATTTTCACAAAATAAGTTAATTCTTACGTTATATATAAAATGATTGTATTAACAACAACTACGTCTGCTCAAAACTTTAAAGTAATACCAAGAGTATATGGTGATGAATTTACTTTATCAATTAGAGATGACAGTACAAACGTTATAAAAACATATCAAGTAACAGGAGCTGCAACTTCTGGGAACTATTTGACTTTTTCACAAGCATTTAGTCCTGTACTTGTGGAAGGTCATTTTTACGATTTAGAATTATATACAGACCCAAATTTTTGGAATACAAACTATTTTCTATGGCAAGTATATAATGAATTTTGGAATATAGATACTACAAATATTGTAGATATATTTAAAGACAGAATTTTCTGTACAGATCAAGAAATAGATCAAAGTGATAATTTATATTATGACATAAACAAAGGTCAATACATTACAGATAATTCTTATAATAATGATTACATTGTAATATGAAAAATAGAAAAAGAAATAAATTAGGTCAATTCGTTAAAGAATCTAAATCAGAAATTAGTTTTGTTAATTTAAGCACCTATACAAGTCCTGAAGTTACAGAAGTACCAAATCAGGAATGGGTAGGTTACGGAGAAGATAATAATTATTTTCAGTTTTTAATAGACAGATACAATGGAAGTCCTACAAACAATGCCTGTATAAATGGTATATCACAACAAATTTATGGTAAAGGATTAGGAGCTACTGATTCTGCAAGAAAGCCAGAACAGTACGCACAAATGATTACATTATTTAAAAAAGATATTGTAAGAAAACTTTGTTATGACCTTAAACTTATGGGTCAATGTGCTATACAAGTCATTTATTCTAAAGACAGAACTAAAATTGCACAATTAGAACATATGCCTATCGAAACATTACGAGCAGAAAAATGTAATGAAGATGGCGAAATACCTGCATACTATTATTTTAAAGATTGGTCAAAATTAAAACCATCAGACAAGCCATTAAGAATACCAGCATATGGAATGTCAAATGAAAGTATAGAAATATACTATATCAAGCCTTATAAGTCTGGTTTTTACTACTACGCACCTGTAGATTATCAAGGTGGAATACAATACGCAGAATTAGAAGAAGAAATCTCTAATTATCACTTAAACAACATAATGAATGGTTTAAGTCCTTCAATGCTTATTAACTTCAATAACGGAACGCCAAATCCACAAGAAAGAGAATTAATTGAGCAACGTATTGCACAAAAATTTAGTGGCACAAGTAATGCAGGTAAATTTATACTATCATTTAACGACAATAAAGAAGCACAAGCAGAAATAACACCAGTTCAGTTAAGTGATGCTCACAATCAATATCAATTTTTATCAGACGAATCACAAAGTAAAGTATTAGTAGCTCATAGAGTTGTTAGTCCTATGTTACTTGGTATAAAAGACAATACTGGACTTGGAAACAATGCAGATGAAATTAAGACAGCATCCTTGCTTATGGATAATACTGTTATAAGACCATTTCAAGAACTTTTAATTGATTGCTTTGATAATATACTTGCTTACAATGATATTGCTTTAAACCTATACTTTATTACGTTACAGCCATTAGAATTTACTGATGTTGACAGAAGCGTACAAACAGATGAAGAAATAGAAGAAGAAACTGGAATTAAAATGTCTGCTGACTTGAAAGAAATAGATGGCTTTGAAGTTTATGAAACTAAAGAAGAAGCAGAAGCTGCAGCCAAAGAAATGGGTTGTGAAGGTCATCACGAACACAAAGAAGGAGATAAAGTATGGTATATGCCTTGTGAATCTCACGATGAAATTGACTTAAAAAAACCTTGTCAGGCTGGATATGAACAATATGGAATGAAAGTTAAAAACGGAAGATTAGTTCCTAACTGTATTCCTATCAAAATGTCAAGTGAATTAGGCGAAGTTATTTTAGAAAATCTAAAAGGTGAAGTCATTAGCGATGAATGGGAACTTGTAGACGAATTAGAAGAAAATTCTGACATAAGCAATGAGGACTGGGCAAATATATGTATTGATGAAAAAAAGAGTTTGTTTCAACAATTAAAAGATGAAATTACTGCAAAACCTGATGGCTTTAGTTATTTAGATTCTAAAAATTATAAGATTAGATATAAATATGCTGTAGGTTCTAAAAAACCAAGTTCATCAACAAGAGATTTTTGTGAGAATATGATGCGTTTATCAAGATCAGGTATTGTCTATAGATTAGAGGATATTGACAAGGCATCAAGAGAAGGAGTTAATAAACAACTTGGTCATAAAGGTAAAGCATACGACTTGTTTAAATTCAAAGGTGGTATTTATTGTAGACATAAATGGATGCGTCAATTATATAGATTGAAAGCAAACACTAAACCTTCTAAAGATTTAAGTGATTACAAGAAAACAAGAACAATACCTAAAAGTTATATAAAAAAACCAAGAGGAACTAAACAATCAGAAATAGCACCAGTTAATATGCCTAATCAAGGAGCATACCCAAAATAGAAAACTATGGCAACAGCATTATTTATAAATAGAACCGATCTTGTTAGAAATTCCATAATAGATGGAAATGTAGATACTGATAAATTTATACAGTTTATCAAGATTGCTCAAGAAATAGATATACAAAACTATACAGGAACGGATTTATATAATAAAATATCGACATTAATATCAAATGGAGAAATTGATGACGCACAAAATGCAAAATATAAAACTTTACTAAACACTTACCTACAACCAATGTTAATATGGGCTGCACAAGTGTATTACATTCCATTTGCTGCATATTCTATAAAAAATGGTGGTGTATTTAAACATAGATCAGAAACAAGCGATACAGTAGGTAAAAATGAAGTAGATTATTTAGTAGATAAAGCAAGAGAATTTATGGAATATTATTCCAGACGTTTTATTGATTTTATGGCGTTTAACCAGTCAGATTATCCTGAATATACGAGCAACACAAATGACGATATATACCCAGATTATGACGCATTATTTAATGGTTGGGTGCTATGAGATATAAACCAAAACAAAAAAATATAGAAAAACTAAAAACGTTTTTAAAGAAACAAGAAAAAACAAAAAAATATGGCAAGTCTATTTAACACAAGAATATCAGATACTTATCAAGGGTTAATCAAAACTATTGATAATGCTGCAATTACTGCAACTTTAAAAGAATTAACAGACGGATCAGGAAATGCTACTGGTGTTTATTTAAACAATGCAGGGGATTTTAAGGTTACTGCTATTTTAGAATTTGGTTCTTTAAAAGATACTGGAGAAAATATTATTATAAGTAAGTTTGTAGATGCTGCAGATGGCGTTTTAAACAACGATAACGACACTTCAATACCTACAACTGCTGCTATTATAGATTATGTACAAGGACACGTTACATTACAGGATTTAGACTTTGAAGGAGATACTGGAAATGGTTCTGTAGATTTAGATAGCCAATTATTAGACATTGCTGGTACTGCAAATCAAATTACAACAGTAGCATCAAATCAAACATTAACAATTTCTTTCAATTCAAGTGGTGTTGTATTGCCTGACGGATCAACTGCAACTACACAAGCACAAGGAGATAATTCTACAAAGGTTGCTACAACTGCATATGTAGACATATTAGATGCAGCTTCAGATTTAGATTTTTCTGGTGATAGTGGAACAGGAGATGTAAACCTTAACACACAAACATTCGCAATAACAGGTACTGCAAATCAAATAGAGTCAAGTGCTTCTGGTCAAGGTTTAAGTTTACAATTTCCAAGTGCAGGTGTTACATTGCCAAATGGTTCTGTAGCTACTACACAAGCATCTTCAGACGATTCAACAAAAGTAGCAACAACTGCTTATGTTAAAAGTTTAAACAATGCAAGTGATTTAGATTTTACAACTGATTCAGGAAGTGGTGCAGTAATTTTAAATTCACAAACATTAAGTGTTGTAGGTACTACAAACGAAATAATAACTGCTGCACAACCTCTTGGTGGTCAAGTAATACAAATAGGTTTACCAAGTACAATAAATGTAAATTTACAAGGAAATACAACAGGAACGCATACAGGAGCAGTTATAGGAAATGTTACAGGTAACGCAGATTCAGCTACTAAATGGCAAACTTCAAGAAATTTATTATTAACAGGTCAAGCAACAGGAACACTAACAGGTGTTGATGGAACAAATAATGTAAGTGCTGCAGTAACGTTAGATAATAATTCAGTAACAGGTAAAGTTTTAACAGGTTTAGCTTCGCCTTCGGCAAGTTCTGTTTTAGCAACCGATACAATACTTGAAGGATTTGGAAAATTACAATCACAAGTAAATGGATTAGCTAATGGTTTAAGATTTATAGGTAGTTGGGATGCAGATACAAATTCACCTGTATTAAGTTCAGGTGGTGGTGAAGCTGCAAACGGAACAACAACCTCAACATCTGCAAATAAATTAGTAGATAGTTCTGCAAGTTTTACGTCAACAGTAACAGTTGGCGATAAAGTAGTTAATCAAGTAGATGGTCAAAGTGCATTAGTTACAAACGTAGATAGTAATACAACACTTTCACTTGATGCAGATATAATGTTAAGTGGTGAAGCATATACAATAGATAATTCGCCATTTATAACACAAGGACATTATTATGTTGTAAGCGTTGGGGGTACTACTACATTAAATGGTGTATCAAACTGGTCAGTAGGAGATTGGGTTATTGCAGGAGCAAACAATCAATGGACTAAATTAGATCATTCACAAGTTGATGGTACTGGAACAACAGGAAAATTAACTAAATGGTCATCAACACAAGTAATAGCAGATTCAATAGTTTCAGAATCAGGAAGTACAATTACAGTTGATGGTGCATTGACAACAAATACAAATTTATCTGTAAATGGAAATTTAGATTTTCCAACTTTGTCAGATATTACAATGGTTGATAATAGCAGTGCTGCTTTAGAATTTAAACAAGGAACTGATTTATATTTAAGATTTGTTACTACAAATTCAGGAGAAAAAATAGTATTTAATAAAAATGCTGAATTACAGGGTATAACAGCAACAAGTGCTACTTTTTCTTCAAATGTTAATTTAGGGGATAATGACAAATTAATATTAGGAGCAAGTAATGATTTACAAATTTATCACGATGGGACT